GAAGATCCTCATTGGTATGTCAATATGTTGAGGAACAAGACCGCAGCCAATGGTCCCGAACTCGGGAAACGAGATATGATGCAGGAATTCCCGCGCACGTGGGAAGAAGCCTTTGTTGCGTCAGGATCGCAGGTCTTTGATGCCTCGATTATCATGGCGATGATGAAGGAAGCAGCTAGGCATAAGCCGCTGGTGATGACACAGGAACTTCGTGAGTGGCAGGAGCCAATCATGGGCCGGGAGTATGTCATTGGTGTAGACTGTTCGGAGGGGTTGTCTGATGGAGACTACGGAGCGGCGATTGTTAGGGATTGGCGGACGGGGTTGCATGTGGCAACACTCCGGGGTCGATGGGAGCCACGTGTTTTCGCTGCCAAAATCGCGGACCTCGCGTGGCGATGGAATTCCTCTTTTGTTGGTGTGGAGCGAAACGGGCCGGGACTCGCTGTGCTTGAAGCTCTTGCGGACGTGGGCTATCCTAATATTTACTATGAATTGCGCGTTTCGGGTGTTTCGGGGGAAAACGTCAATATCAAAGAAGGGTGGGTCACAAATAAAGCTACCAAACCTGTGATGGTTGCTGCGATGCAGGAAGCACTGGCTACAGGCGCGATGATTTCGTATGATGAATTGTTACTGGGTGAATACCTCACGTACGTGCGCGAGGAGATTAGGGACCAAGATGTGAAAGTCTCAAATAAAACCGGACGTACTGGAGCGCGTCGGGGTGCCTTTGATGACTGCTTGATCGCTGATTTGATCTGCTGGCAAATGCGTGATTACTTCGAGCATAAGAATCAGAATATCGCTGATCCGTATTATGCCGACGCGATCCCGATGGCTGATCTTGAGTATCTGGATTCGGTACGCTCCGGGAGTCGAAGAATGCGATTAATCGAAAAGTATGGCAAACAACTGCCTGATCGAGCAAGAGTATGATAGAATATGGGGGATTACTATGCGACGACAAGAAGTTTTAGATGTAATGGAGGGCAATGGAGCCACTGAATTGCACCCGGTGTTTGGTCCAGATGGCTCGTTTCGCGTTGTAGATAAAGAAGGAAACCCGTTTCAGATCCCGCATGAGCGTCCGCTCACCGGCGGGGTTTTACTGTGGTTTCCGGTCGATGAGGATGAAATTTCAATGGAGTTAACCCCAGAGCAGGTTGAACTAGTTGGCTGAACTTGAAGGTGGAGGCCGAGACGAGGAACAAATTGTTTCCCTCGTTAATGCGGCTGTAGACCATTACAAGCCCCGCAATGACATGATGTTGCGGATGCTCGACATGTATGAGGTGGCCGAGCGTCCGGCGCAACCCGGCGGTGTCGCAGTGCGCGATAATATGCCGCACACGGCGGTAGGGCTTGCAGCGGCTATTATTACCCGTCAGGAGCCGCAAACGACCATCACGCCACGAGAGGATACCCCGGAGGAACAAGAACGGTCCTCACGTATTGAACAGGTCTTTGCTGGCATTCGCTCTGATATGGAGATGCGTGCATTTCGACGTGGTGATATGTCGCCCGATTACGAGAATGCCTTTAACCAGTTAAATTATGGGTGGGTCGCTTCACGACAGTATGTGGCTCCACGGGAAGAAGGTAAGAGTCCGTTTCGATTTACGCGCCATTATAATCCGATGAATGTGTATCCGGGTCCACAGACAGATGATGGCTACCTGTGGGTCTTCTCACAGCTTCCGATTGCGGGTGGACGTATTCTGGCAGATAAGCGATATTCGAAGGTTCATGATGATATTGACCCCGATGACCCGTACAAGACGCATGAGCTTGTAGAATTCTACGACGATACGGATGTTGTCACGGTTATCGATAATACGGAAGTCTGGCGTGATCAACACAAGCAGGGTGAAGTCCCGTGGCTGGTAGGTCCGGTGAACGGGCACAATTTCCGTGGTCTGGTCAATGATGACCGGGATTTTGTCGAGCACATGGGCATGGCCCTGAACCACGCGAATCGTGATTTACATAACTATTACAATGAACTCCTCGAAACGATGGGCTTGATTGTCAAGAAGTATGCCAAGCCAACGGTAGTCATTAAGACCCGTGACGGCACAGTTCGTAGACTTGAACTGGGTAGCGGGGCGGTTAATACGCTGCTGGCAACTGACATCGTACAGATTCTCGATGTACCGGGCGCCCCACCCGAGATGGTGCCCCTGCTTCAGTCTGTGCTGCAAGCGATGTATCGAGCGACATTTCAGGAGACGGTGTACGGCGGTGGTGGCGAGACCGGGATGTCAGCACTGGCAATTACCCTTACCGGGCATCACGCTGGCTTGCGATTAGAACCGTATCTTAAGCGGATGCAGATGTTTGATCAGGAGTCTGCGCGGCGCATCCTTAAAGGGATTGAACGCGAGCAGCTTGTCATGGATTATTCCGGGGTTGACGGGATGGGAAATCCATTCCGACTTCCTGATTTCTCATATTTAGAAATTGATGGTGATTATGGTGTATACTGTACACGTAAGCTGTCGTTACCTGAAGATGATTTGATGCGAGCGCAGGTTGCTGCAAATTTGACACAAGGGTCTAGCCCGGTTGTCTCGATGCAGTATGCGCGTGAGAAGATTCTTCTTGTCCAAGATCCGATGAAAGAGCGAAACCGAGTGATTGCAGAACTTCCACTTAGAATGCCTGAAGTCGTGATGGCAATGGCGTATCAAGAACTTATCAATAACAACGAAGTCATGGCCGCTACAGCGCTTGGACAGGCGATGGGTATTGGACAGGCTCCACCGGGAGGACCGGGAGGGGGCGGGGCTGGTGGAGGCGCTCCCTCGCCTATGGGCGGACCTCCGGGAGCACCTCCGGGAGCACCTCCGGGCATCGGGATGATGGGAAGTCCGGGTATGCAAGCTCCGGGGCAGAACTTGGCGAATTTTGATACCAGTCAGTTTGGTGGTGTGTAATGCCGTGGGGCTTAGAGTTAGATACTGAAGATCCTGTATACGCTCCCGCAGGTGTTCGGAGTGGAAGCGGGGAGGCAGCTATGTCTACATACATACCTCCTCGATCAACATGGAGTCCAGAGTTTTTGCCGGGTTACCCTGAAGGCGAGTTCTGGATTACACCTATTCGTTGGCCGGATGGATCAATGACATGGGACAAAACTCCGCTAGATATAGCGGTGGATGATCCAGCACTGGGTCACACGGTAAGGGCATGGGGCGCAGCAAATGCCCCGTCGCCAGACTCACCGCACTCGGGATCTCTTACAGGGTCGGGTGGCGTGGAAGCGCCTCCTGCTGCTATAATACCAACAGAAATGCTTCCGCCAGTACCTGCACGGCTAGAGGGTCAAGGTCCGGGGGATGTCGGACTTGTCCCCCCTAGCCACTCCTTCTATGACAAGGCAGTAGAGCTTGCGAAGGCTCAAATTGAAGAGAATTCGAAGGCGGTCGGATCACCATGGTCGACCGAACCCGCGACCGGCGCAGGAACCAAGGGTGCCCCACCCACGACCGCAGCCGCACCCACGACCGCACCCACGACCGCACCCACGACCGCAGCCGCACCCACGACCGCACCCACGACCGCACCCACGACCGCAGCCGCACCCACGACCGCAGCCGCAACGCCGCAGGGCGGAGGAATACCGCCGTTTCCACCAAATGTTAAATCAAGGGCAGAACCTTTCGGATCTCTTGCGGGGCAAAACGACGAAGTTCAGAGGCTTTACTGGGGTACGTATGGTGATGGGCGCACTCCTAATCAAGTAGCGCAAATATGGGCCGATCAAGACGAAACGGCTCGAGGATATGTGGAACCCGCAGCCGACGGAGACACATCGGATGGGAAAGGCGAAGGACCGCCGACGTTAAATGACAATGCTATACCCAGAGATCCAGAAGGTACAGGTCACCTCGAATCGCACTATAAAACGTTTGGTCCACAGAAGCTTCTGCTAAGGGAAGATGGAAGTGGGGTTACACCGGGCGGTGGTAATCCTAACGAGATGTATGTGTGGTTTCTAGAAGCGCAAGCTAATGGATATGAAAAATATATGGACTTGTGGAATGGAGATCCCGGCGGAGCCATTGGTCAATATCAAGCGTGGATACGAGAGAAAATAGCTGATCCTAATTTCGTTGTGAGCGAGGTTGACGGTCGGTTAATGGTTACGCCACGCAATGCGGACGGTAGTGTCGATGAGAAGAATAGTGGGGCAAAGAAGTTTAAAGCGGCTATCGATGCGAGAAATGAGTATGAGAAAAAAGAAACGCTGAGAAGAACGGAAGCGGGAGAGGTTGTAGATCCTCCCAGCGGCGCTTCAGACTCTTCCAGCGGCGCTGTAGATTCTGCCGATATGCTTGAGCAACTCCGCAGAGAGATTGAAGCGGGTGACAAACCTGCATTTTCTATCTGGGAAGAACTGAAGCGAACCGGAATGCTTGGAACTCCTTTTGAGACGGATGCTCAGAGCTATTTACTGGGTCAGTATCCACAGTATCTCGGGCAAATAGGTTTGCAGTCTGCGCGTGGTCAGCACCCTACGGATATTAGCGATTTTTTTCAGCAGTCATACGGTAGAGGGAATATGTCACCGGAAGATTTGCGTATGATGATATCCGGTCAACCGGGTGAGGGAGTAATTCCGAATGCGTTTGCTAATTTGCTAGATGTGTTCGATACAAAAGACTTTAAATCAAATGCCTTTAATCTGGCGCTTGGTGGATCGCCTTTTGCACAAGGGCCATCGGCCATTCGAGATGCAATAGCGACGCAGGCCGATGATTATTGGAACGAATACACTCAACGAAAATTGAGCGGAGATATCGAAGACGTTAAAGGTCAGGCTGACTTCCTTCGATATGCAGCCAACAGGATGGGGATCGGTTAAATGGCACTATCTAATTATTTGACAGGAGATCTCTTTAAGCGGGTTACCGAGACTGGTCA